GTCCAGATACCTGATGAGGACGTGTAAACCACTTATGCTCCCAGTACTGCTTATCCAAGAAGTCAATGCGGTTATCACTGTACAGTCTATGAGATACAGCGGTTACAGTGCCAAAGTCGGAAGCAAATACGTCAACGGCAATATCGGCCTTGCGGTCGCCGCTCTTACGCTGTGTAGTACCCAGTGCAGAAACGATTTCAGAGAAGCGGCGTTTCTTAGCGCAACTCATAACTGCTTCTGTGGGGTCGCCACCACGTTTGTAACACATTTGCATAACATCGTTCATATCATCAACGGTGAAGTCGGAACTGCCGCCTAAATCTTTGATGTTATTCTTTACCACTTTCAAGTTAGTGCCGGTAGTAGTCGGTTTAACCTGATTAGCTACAACGTTTTCTACGGCATCGTCCAAAGTATCAAATACATTGAACTTTGTTTCCGGCGTTGTTGCGTCCAAATGTACATAGTACAGCAAACTCTGTTTCAGACCGGTCGGCATTGTTTTTGCGGTGAAATATACAAAGTCGCCGTTCTGCAAATGGTGGGGGTCTGTAGTAGTTACAGTGCCGCTTGTGGTATCAATGGTTGCGTCCATTGTCTGTAACTGCATATAAAACGGAATACCGCCTGTTTCACCGGCAGTAGTAGAAGTACCGGCTTTCTGCTCTTTGTTGTAGACAATAGCATATTCAATATCTTTTGCCTGTCCCTCAACGGCGTTGCGTATCTGCCGTACTTCTTCGTTCTGCTCACCATATACTTTTGCTACCTTAATCTGATCGTCAGTAACAAAGCCGGAGTTGATAAACTTCTGTACATAGTTTTCCAAACCCTCCATACTGCCTACAGGTTGAGAAGTGTAGTCCTCTTTTTCAAGATGAGCGTTCTTCTGTGCCGGGCGCAAACCCTCTGTAGTCCAGTTGAATTTCTTGCCTACTGCGTCAGCACCGTCTTTAAAACTGGAAAGAAAATATGTTTCCTTGGGGTCAATGTTAGTTACCAACTTAGACATATCTTCAGCGTTACCATATGCGTCATATGTATAAGATTGGTCCTTGCTAGGTCCTAAATCTCTTGTAAATCCCATTTAAATCACCTCATAAATTTATAAACTTATAAATATATAATAAAAACCGCCTGTTGACGGCTTCTAATAAAACCTATTTTAATCCCATTAGGTTGGCTATAAATGCGTCTTTTCCCCTAATATCCATTTTGCCCAGTGAGTTATAATCAGGAGCGTTGCCTTGTGCCTGCTGTTTTGCTCCATTACCGGGCGGCTCTACGTTCTGCGGCTTTGCGTTCTTTGGCGTTGTCGGCAGATTATTGTTCTTGGCATAGAAGTCAAGGCGTGTATCTTCGTAGTATTTCTTTAATGTCTGACACTGTGCCGGTGTAATGTTACCAGCTTTTAGTGCATTGATAGTTTCTGCAATAGGAACCGCTTGGTCATACGGAAGTGTTTTATACCTCTCGTTTAACTCAACATCTATCTTATCAAAGTTAGGCTCTTTGCTCTTTAAGTCAGTAACATAATTCTTAATGTCGCCGTAAATTGCCTCTTGCCGTGTCTTAGCTTGGTTTTTTACACTCTCTGCCCTTGCCATTTCCTGCTGTACACTATTGATTACTGCCGCCCTGTTCCACTCCAAAGACATCTTGTAATCTTTGGCTTTCTGAACTAGGTCTTCATCATCAGAGTATTCTGCCGCTTCTAATTCATCATCTGTAATACCTACTTCGTCTTTTGCTTTCTTCTCTGCTATCTCATTGACGTTCTTGTAAAACTCTTTGCTTGCGGCGGCATTTTCTGTCTTTACCTGTTCAGGCGTTTTTTGCGGCTGTGCTTGCGTCTGCGCCTGTTTTGCATTTACCATTTTAGTGTAGTCTGCTTTGTACTGTTCAGGCACTCTCGTATTATCTACGTTGTTTAACTGCATAGCTACGGCAAATTCATCAGGCGTATATGGTTGGTTGTCTGCCTTAGGCTTTAAGGTTGTGTTCGTAAGTCCGGCAGGCTTTGTTTCCGCCGGTTTAGTTTCATCAGGCTTGGTTTCTGCCGGTTTACTTTCTGCCGGCTTGGTTACGTTCTCAATGCTAGTAACGCCTGTTTGTGGGTCTTTTACAAGTCCCCAACTTTTTACATCGGCGGCAGGCGTAGCTTGAGTATCTGCGCCACTATCTCCGCCAGTGCTTCCCTCATTACTCTGTACATTTGCGCCACCACCACCGTCTTCTTCAAATAAGAAACCGTGTTTCTTGAAAATGTTTTGCATTTTTCACTACTCCTATCTCTTTGAGTATTCCTTTAATAATGCTTCATAGTTGCTTCTATTTGCCCTACAGTCCTTGGCATAACTTGTTACCATGTTATAAAACCATAACGAGGCTTTATATCTCTCTTTTGTCTGTTCTACATCTTTATCATCTGCTAAACTCTGTAGTGCCGTTTCCTCTGCTACGTCTAAGTAATGCTCCGCAAATACCTTTATGCTCTCTGCCATGTCCGATATTTCCATTTTACGCTGTAACTCTGCTACACGCTCCTTGGAATATCGGTAACTACTTGGATTTTGTATTCTTAACTTTCGGTTGAACCTTGGCTGTCTTGGCTTCCTTACCACGCAACAACGCCTCCTTTTGTACTAATAAATCAGCGTTGGGGTTTATCCCTGCCGCCTTTAAAACTTGTTGCTGTGCGTCTACGGGTAAGTCGTCATACTGCGCCGTCAGTCTTGGTGCCATGGCCTTTTTCAACTCAAGGTCAGCTTTGGCCTGCAATAACTGTAACTGCTGTTGCGTTTGTTGCTGTGCCTGCTGTGCTTGTTGCTGTTTCAACGCTTGTCCCTTTGCACTACTTGGGTCTACTATGTAGTTCGTTACGTTCCTTATACCCATTTGCTCAAATAGGTCTTTTGCCGTTTCAAACCACGTTGATGTATCTACTAAACCCCTCTGCTCCAAAACAGGAATTATCTGCTGAATAAGCACCATTAAATAGTTTATCCTTGCTTCTCTTGTCCCTGCTCCGTCACCTACATTGATTATTAGGTCATAGTCTATGTTTAACTCGTCTTTGGATATGTTGATATTCTTGTCCGTTAAACGGATCATTTCTCCGTCTTTCAAGTACTCTTGGTCAAGCAATATCATGTATTTCATAATGGGCAGGATAAATTCCTCAGCCATTAACCTTGCTGTGTTCTTTGTCCTCTTTTCACTTGCTCCCATTATTGCCGTTATCCCGGTAGCAGTCTTGTTCAAGCTATTACTGTCAAGTCCTTGGTTGTACTTCGTGCTTCCGCTTTGGCTCTCTATCTCGTTCTGGCTGTACTGTAATATCGTTTCTGCCATATTGTTAAACGGTAACTGTGGCGGTATGAAGATAGCGTCACTAGGATTTACATCGTCGTGTACCTGCACTATCTCGCTGTCATTTATCATATCGTCCATATTTACTTTGTTGGCATTCAGGAATATCCGTGGCATATTATTCTTTGCTACGTTTATTATGCACTGCCTAAATATGGCGGTCTTTAAGTCCTGCTGTTGTATCAGGTTGTCACATAACCCGGTCTTTTCATTGAATACCGAGTAGGAAGACTTCTCAGCTTGGTTGATGAAAAACGGTGCTATACCCATTTTATTCTTGCTTATGCTTATTGGGTGACTGCCTACTGCGTGGACGATTATATCTTCATACACTCCGTCATTGTTGTAATCTACCTGCATATAGGCTTCGTACAACTCTACCTTTTTACTGGCGTTGTCACTGTCTTTTATCCTATTGTCGATATTCTCTAGGTCTTGACTGTGCCTAATATTGAAGTCTTTTACTGTGGTATCACCGGCGTTGTAATCTTCCAGTGCCTTGTCTACGTTCTTATATACGCCCTCATTTTCCTTGCGCTTTAAATAGTCGCCTACCACTAGTTTCCTGTGTGCCTTGAATTTACAGCTTTGCAAGTCTGCACTGTCAGGCGTGAACCTTAACTCACTAGGCGGCATGTATGAGATTACCGGGTG